TCGTATCGTTCGAACATGGGTCTGAGGTCAACGATGGTTTCGCGGCCGTCGGTCAGCCGCAACACCAACGACCAGTCACGACAGGCAATGCCGGTAATGCCAGCGCCGGCCTCGCCGCGCTCGCCTTTCGGGCCGCGCTCACCAGAACGCCCCTGGCTACCGGCGCGTGCCGCCAGCATCCAGCCGTCGCCGGGCAGTGGCCCAGGATCGTCCGAGCGCGCGATCCATTCCGACCCGTTGAATGACACACGGTCAAGTTTCGCGTAGGCGTCGTCCGGGTCGTATTTGCCGCGCGCCTCACCGGTGCGACCATCGGGACCACGTGGCCCTTCGGGTCCCGGCTCACCGGCCGGTCCCGGTTCGCCGTCCTTCAGAGCGGCCAGACGCTCGGTCATATCCTCACACAGCCGGTCATAGCGGCGGCGGGCCGCAAGTAACTGCTCCTGTGCCTCCAGCCGCTCCTCGCGCAGTTTTTCCAGCGTCTGCACGGCCAGCCGTTCCTCAGCCGCAGCGACCTCAGTGACCAGTTCATCAATGCGCGATTCGGTCTGTTCGCGGAATTCCATGTAATCAGCAACACGATTGCTGATCTCTTCTACTACCGGCGGAACGAGGTCCGCACGCTGGGTCAACTCATCCAGTCTGATGCCCAACGCGGCATCGGCTTCGCCGCATACTTTGGCAACTTCCTCAACAGCGGCGGCAATATCGCCCTGCAATTTCACCAGAGTTTCGCCGCCGCCCCACCGCATTTCATCGATTGCCGCCGATATCCGGTCATGCTCGATGTTGATGCTTTCACCGATGGCTGTCGTCAGCCGCTCGCGTTCCTCGGCGAACCGGCGACCGAGATAGCGGCTGAGATCATCAAGCTGCTCTTGAAGTGACATGCTCGGTCTCGCCCAGTTCGAATGCGCGTTCATCGAATTTTGCCGCCTTCGCCTGCTCCGGTTCCTCTTCCTGCGCTTCCGGTTTCTCTTCCGCCTCAGCCGCCGGTGGTGGCGGCGGCGGTGCATCGGGCCGCGGCGTTTCCGGCTTCGCCTTGTCCCATGCCGATAGCGGCACCACCTGCTGCTGCACCCTTGGCTCGTCGCCGAACGGTGCGTCGGGCAGATCCTCGGCGTTGCGGGCTTCGTTCGGCGCATAGATGCCGCCTTGCACGCCCCGCGCCAGCGCCTCGATGCGATCCTTGTAAGCCACGCGAAGCAACGCCGCGGTGTCGAACTCGACCCATTCGTCCGGCCATGATCTGAGCCCGAAGAAATGATCGAAAGCTACTTCTATGTGATTGATGGCGAATCCGAGCCCGCGCGCCAGCCAGAACTGCATCAGCGCCTCGGTCGAGGCAAAACTTGCCTTGTCGGTCATGCCGAGGATGGCCGGCGGTACGCCGTAGACCATGAAGATTTCTTCCTGGGTCAGCTTGATGGTCGCCGCCACGTCGGCCTCCTGGGCCGTCATCGAAACGCCCTTGAACTTCATGCCGGGCGGCAGGATCGGTGGACGGCCGGCCAGATTGTCGACGCCATGCCAGGCTTCATTGAAACGCTGCCCGAACTCTTTCGTTTGTGTGGTGGTCACAGCCACATCGGTCTCAATGACGCCGGCAGGCCGACTCATGTTGCCGAATGTCTTGACCAGCTGGCTGCCAATCGCCCGCTGCGCCGCAATGGCGCTTGCCGCATGCCGCACCGGCGGCACCCCGACCAGCGGCTGGCCGCGGTTGGCTTCAAGTTTCACGTGTAACACGTCACGCGCTGGAACAATGATCGAAGTGCCGGAACCGGTGAGGCCGAGAAAGCGGCTGCGGTCGACGCTACCGCCATACTGTCGCTCGATCACGTCGTTGCCGGCCAGCTCATAGAAAACCTCGCCGCCCTGCGCCACCAGCGGCCGCGACTGCTTCGGATCGAACGGGTGCAGCGCCGCCACCTCAAAACGGTCGTTGCGAACGGCCAGCGCATAGGTGTTGCCGTCACGATAGAGATCAGCGGCAAGTTTCAGGATGAAGTCCGAGCGGGACTGGTAATCGTTCGGCCGCCGCAGAATCCTCGACAGCGCCGAATTGGTCACCCGCTCGCGGCCGCCGTTGGGCAGCGCCCGCCAGTGATCGCCGGGACACATGGCAATGGTCTGCGCATAGGCCGCCACGCAGGCCTCGACGATGGCCGACCCGCCGGCGGCCAGCGGGTCGAGGTCCATCTGCCAGAAATTCCAGTAACCCCATTCAGACGGCAGCCAGCCCTGATTTTCGCCCGTGGTGATCAGCCACGGACCGGCCTTTGGCTGACCCTCGACGCCCGGCGTGCCGCTTTCCAGGCTTTTGCCAGTGAAGCGCTGCAATGCCCTGCGAAACGGATCGGCAATCGCCATCTCTCACTTGGACTTCGGCATGGTGGAGCGGATTTCGTAGTCGCCCGACGGCTTGTCGGCCTCCAGCGACTTGGTTTCTTTCTTCGCCTTCGGGCTGTCGGCATCTTCCTCGCCGCGCAGTTTGCGGCCGGCCTTGGCAGCGGCAACCAGCATCTTGTCGCGATCCTCGTCGGTCATTTCTTTCGGCTCCACTGGCTCACCGAACGGATCCCTGGCCCAGCCATCGGCGATGGCCTGTTTGGCCACATCGGGCGCAACGGTGAGACGTTTGCCGGCATAGTCGCCATAAAGGCCTTCGATCACCACATCGTCATCGGGCATTTCAATCTCCTGCGAAAAGAGGCGGGCCGGAAGAGGAGGAGACGGCCCGCCAGGCTGAGGGAGGTTCCTACCAGGTAACGGCAGCGATGGTCTGCACCATGCTTGAACGCACCATCATCCAGGTGACATAGAGCGACAGCCGGATGCCGATCGAGTCGGTCTGGAACAGATTGCGCGCCGGCGCCGCGACGGTGTTCGGCGAACCGGTGGTGCCGATTGCCAACGGCGTCGTATCCTCCATGTGCAGGGTTGCCTGGTCGCTGACGTTGAAGCGTGGCGCATCGCCGGTTGCGGTGGCAAACCAGTCGGCATCGACCGCAATGACCCGGCCAGCCGCGACTGTGGTCGAATCGATGATGCGGCTAACGCCGAACCTAGCCGCTGCATCGGACGGATTGCTGAAAGCCAGGTTTCCCGTCGTGGTCTGCGCCTGGTTCATCTTGCGCAGTTGCGCCGGATTCATGATCAGCACGATGTTGCCGCCGCCGCCGGCCGCCTCGATCGGCGCAATCAGCGCGTTGATGTCCGCAATGATCTTGTCAAGTGAGGTCGATGCCGCCGATGCGGTGATCGGGGAGACGCCATTCAGAAGCCCCGGCGGACGGGTTGCCGATTCCGCCACGGCATCGATCAGGAATCCATCAAGCGAATACTGCGTATCGTCAGCCATCGCCTTGCGCAGCAGTCCTTCGACCGCCGGCACCGACGACATCGCCATTTCTTCGGTATAGACCGTGATGCACGACAGCTTGTGCGGCGTCAGTGTGACGGTCGACAGGCCGATGTTCTTGACCGGCTTCGGCGCGCCTTCACCGACCCACGCGCCCGACGCCAGCGGCGTTGTCGCGCGGTAGGGAATTTTCAGCGTGCCATTGCGCCCCAGGTCGTAGCGGGAACCCTCGCCGGACAGCGGCGCATAGATCGACTTGGCGAGCAGCCGGTCGAGGAATCCGCCCCAGCCCGTCTGCACGAGTTCGGCGGCATAGCCGGCCGTGGTGGTCATCGCCGGATTGACGGCAGCGCGCAGGATGATCTGCATGTTGTCGTCGATGCCGCCGTAGGATTCCCGCGCGACATGCTCGACGGGAAGTTGGTTGGCGACTGCCCGCAACTGGCACGCCGCTACCCGGAAAAAATAATCGCTCGGGTCGATCTTCTTTCTCGGCAGGGCAAAGGATCGCCGTTCCGGAACCATGATGTCCTGGCTGGGCTCGGTCGTTTCCGCCGTCTGGACGCCCATGGCTTTTTCGGCCGCAAGCAGCCTTTCCAACCGTTGTGCTCCCTCGGCAATCGATTTCGGTAGTTCATCGAACAGGGTTTCCTGGTCCTCGTCGCGATCGTCGATGGCGACAAGTTCATTCAGCCGATCACGCAGCCGGTTCAATTCGGTCTGCTGGTTTTCGATCTGCTTGGTCAAAAGGGTTTTCATTTTCGCTGTCCCTTGCGGGAGGGGTTTGGCGGGCTTGCCGGGAACCGGCGGATCTTTCCGGGCGGGCTTGCCAAAGATCTGCCGGGAGATTTCAGGAGAAAGCGGGTAAGAACGCAGCACGGGCAGTGCATTGGGATTGGCGGGAACGGCGACCAGCGAGCATTCCATCAGCCGCTGTTTCAGGTAGCGGAACGGTCCGAAATAGGGATCGGCGTCCTTGGTGAGAACTTCCTTTTCCAGCGCCTTGAAGCCGACCGAAACGGCGCGCAGGTTGCCGTCTTCCCAGTGGCCGCGCATTTCGTCGGCGAGCGGGCTGATGCCAGCCTTGGCGAACACCATCTTGCCGAGCAGCCGCTTGCCGGAAACCCGCAGATTTTCCCAGCGGCCGATGATGGCGTTCGGGTTGTGGTTCAGAAGCAGCGGCGCCTTGCCGCCGTCCTTGAAGTCATTCAGATCCCAGCCATCAGCG